TATCATTGATTGTAATTTGATTAATATGATCAATCTCATTGTCCTCTAATTTAGGTGTATCGAGAGGAGGGGTTGTCATTGACTCTACTTTATTAAGTTTTAATGTAAAATTTAAAATATGCATAATTGTCTTATCAACAATATCTTGAGTGATTCCTCTTATTTTTCGGTAATGTTCCCAAGGAGGAATAAACCCATCTTTTTCAACTTCTGCATAAATAGTAGAGAAGTTACGGATACCACCAGTTTTATCCGCATCTGTTTTATCCATTGCTCTAAATTTAGAATCTGCCATATACTTAGAGAATAGGTTCCCTAATTTTGTTGCCTCATCATAATTTCCTTCTTCAAGTTCTTTATCCATTTTTAAAGAAATTATAGCTAACTTTTTTAGATATACCCTATCTTGTTCTGTCTCAATATTATTAGAAATCTCCATATCTTTATAGAAACTTTCTAACTTAGCATAGTCTTCTCTTGGATGGTTTCCCCAACGGACTATAGTTTCTTCTGTAACTTCAAAGTTAGAGGTTGTACTTACATATTGAACCATATTGTTTTTTACTGGGTTAATACTATCTGGCTCAAACTTGCTATCTTTCCAAGTTCCTTTTTTAAATTCATTAATTTTGGAGTTTGCCATTGTGATATATCTACTCCAAGGGTCATCTGGATTATTTTCTTTAGCATTTCTCCAATATGAATAGATAAAAGGAACATCGAGCAATTGTAGTATTTTATAAACAGTTTCTATTTTACTGTAATCAAGCATTGACTTGACACAAGTTTTACAAATGTTTAATTTCCCATCTACAGAAAGTACAGAGTTGGTATTATAAAACGCTGAAAATACTAACTCTTTATGACAATTATCACATTCCTTTTTTGGTCTTGGTGCTTGTGGGTTAGTGCTTTTATTTTTTCTTTGCACTACCATATATTTCACTCCTTTAAATTCCTATGTTTATAGACATAATTAAATCCTCTATCTTATTTTGATAGAGGATTTTAAACACCTACAAAACTTATATTACATTTCTAAATCTTTATTGTATTAATCTTTACAAACCAAGGAATAGTAATAACTTTTGCATCATTATCCAAGGCTTTTACAATATGGTCATGGATTTCTGCAATCCTTCGCATATTAACATTGATTTTATGATCATCTCCAACAGAAACAATAACTTTAATCCTATCAGAATTTTCATCAATCTTAATAATGCTACTTTTTATAATCTCTTTGTCGCTATTTTCTGTTTGAACCTCAATTTCTTTCATCGGGATTCAACCTCCTTTAAATTAAAGTTAAAACTAAAATCTACCCATTTGCATCTTGCTATATTTTTCTATCTGGTCAATTAAATCTCTAGCATTAGTTGCATCAGTAATATTAACAGAATCAATATGAATGTTAGTGACGTTTTCTGACTGTTCTTTATCCATTTCTTCCATACCTAAATCCATCATACTTTCACCAAATTCAAGTAAAGCAGAACTAATACGACTAGGACAGCCACCACTTTCCATAATAATTTCAAATGCTTCTCCAACTAATTCATTAACTTTATCTTCTAAAGATATTTCTACTTCTTCGGTCTCATCCATCTCGCCACAACCATGACAACCTTCACGAGTACAGTCATCACATGCGTTATGTTCTTCATCCAATGATTCTTGCATCTCTATTTCACGTTGACGAGTACAAACAATACAAGGACAAGGAATATAGTTTTCTTCTTGCTCTTGAATTTCTTCCCCATCATGAACTTCTTTTTCTAACTCAACACAATAAGTTTCCATAGTTACTGTTACTTCATCAATTGAGCATGTTTGAATCCACTTTTGTTCTGTTTTGTCCCATCCAGATGCTGATTTGAAGATACGCATATTTATATTATCCACCTTTTATTATTTTATTTTAATATAATTATTTACAGTAAACCTAAAGAATCTACTAAATTATTTCATCTATAAAACCGTATAGTTCTAAAGCTACAGGTGCAAGACAATATGTTTCATTCCTTCTAATCATTTTCAATTCGTCAGGAGTAATTTTAGTTCTCCTTAAAATCAAATCATCAAAAATCTTACCAACATCATCTTTATAAAAAGCAATAATATCTTCTGCTTCAGCAACATTTGTATTCCCTAAACTAATAGAACCTTTATGCAGTAATAGAATGGAATTGGTATTTGCTGTTCTATATTTGCAAGCAAGAAGGAGATATAAACCTGCGCTAGCAGCAACAGACAAAACTCTTCCATGAATAGGAATCCTAGATTTTTCTATCACATCTACTAAGTAAGCACATGCATCTGCTGATCCACCGTAAGACGAAATCCAAATGGTAATTGGTTTGAGTTTTTGAACTGGAATATCTTCTTCCAATTCATTCATTAGAAGGATAGGCAGGGCAATAAGATCAATTGTAGATTCATCTATCTCTGTGTTTAGGTACAAGATGCGTTTTTCTTCCCAAAGTCTTTTATACATTTCTTCATATATTGTACTTGCTTTGAAATTGCTTAATAGACTCATAAGTTAATCCTCACTCTATATTTAAATTTTATTTAAGTTTACAATCATATGCACACAAGAATCCTGATTCTCCAACAATAGTAACTGTTTGACTAGTTTCTCCTGCATAACGATGATTTGTACAATATTCATCATGTGTTACCCAAACTCCACTAGTAATAACCTTACATCTGTCAACAGTTAAGATTTCAAATGTATGCTTATGCCCTAGAAATATTAGTTTTGGCTTTTTATCTAATAATGCTAACATTTGAGAAGGAGCATTCTTTGCAAGTCCATAATCACCGTGATACAAACAACAATAATTACCTTTAACATAGAATTCAGAAATTGTATTATCCAAAATAGACTTCTCGAATACTACATTCTTCAGATTGGCAGTTCTTAATTCCATAAACTCTAAAACAAAGTTCTCGTAACGATCTTTATTCTCTGATTTATCTTTAAGTTCATTATTACGACTGTGATTACCCGTGACAAAATGAATAGTAACAAACTCAAAGTGATTGCTTAATTTTTCAATAAATTTAGATGCATATTCAGAGAATTTTTTAGTTTGCTCAACAACACCATATTGATTATTTCTAACAATAGTTTCATGGATTATTCCACTAATCGCATCGCCTGAAAAGCACAAATGACACTTGTTAATCTTTTCTTTTTTCTTAATATCTAAGATTTGCAAAGTGTAATCAGCTAATCTACGCAAAAACACATCTTCATTATATGTTTCAAATTCATTGTATACAGTTAGTCCAAAGTGAGGATCTGAGATTTGAATTACCATTTCATTTTCTTCACTATGTAAATGTTCTGGTTTAGTAAAAGTTAATGGTTTTAAATCCTTAATACTTTCCTTGATTAAATCATTTAAAGACTCTTTACGTGCAAGTACTCTAATGTCTTTATTCAAAGATGCTCTTAAATCTTGAAGTCTAATGCGTTCTTTTTTAAGATTCATTTCCTTCAAGTCTAAATCTGAGATTTTTTGATCAATGGCAGAATCTTTAATTATTTCTGGTGAAACTTCAACATTATCTATTACCATAACTACTTTTTGTTCCGGGGCAACATTTCCATTTAATGCTCTATATTTTTTAAATTTTGATCTAAGTGCTTCAGAGCTTACATATCCGTATTCTTGAGCCAATTCAGACCAACTATCAGTAATTTCTTTATTAAATTTTTTATAGCAAATATCTATTAGATTACTATTCATTCATAACCTCAATCAATATTTATTTTCGTTTATCAATTCTCCTAATCGACCAAGATAGGAGAGGGCGTATTAAATTAATTCGTGGTATCCGCAATCTTCACAGCGAAGGAATGTTTTCTCATAATAGAATTTTAGGAAGTAACGTGGTTTTCCGCAACATGGGCAAGTAGTATCAGAATCAATATTCAATTTTTCCATAATAAAAAATCCTCCTTATTATAAAATAGGAGAGAGTAGGAATTTAAAACTAGAACGTCCTCAAAGGATTTTAGTCCTTCGATTTTGTTATATGCAAAACTCATCCTACATAGTTTTTCTAATAATAATTTCTTTTTACTCATCTGAGCCAAAAATAACTACCCATATGGGCAAAATTTACTTTAAAATGCAGTTTTTATCTAGGCTATCACTGCAAAACCTATTCAGTATGTTATATCCATGAGAAATTATATGATTAACTTTACAGTCTCACACAATTTTTATTCTCATGTCGCAAGAGGATTACCCTCTTTAAGTCAAAAAATTAGTTGGACTTACACTTTTTAATAATTAGTGCCACATCGAATATTAAAACTGCCAACTAAAAATAGAGAGGAGGGAGAAAAATATAAGAAAGGAGGGAGAAGAATCAATAATAATAAGATTTATCCCTCCATGAAGTGACTAGTCTTGTGTTTCCACGTCTTCAGTATCTTCTTCTGTAATAGTAATTTTTACTGAAGCACCTTCAAAATTCTTTGATAACTCATGCAAAGTTTTAATTCCTTCGTCACCAGCATCAATAGAAATAGTATTATCTTCATTTACAGTTAGAGTTCCCTCAACTGCAAGTTTATGAGTGACCTTTTTAGTTTCACTGACTTTAGATTTTGCCATTTATAACTATTCCACCTTATTATTTATTTTTAAATTACGCTTTAACCGCATCAGAGAATGTCTTACCAACTGAGAAAGATACCTTGTGAGAATCTTCTGAAGTCCAAGTTTCTCCTTTACGATCTCCAAATTGTATTGTGCCTGATGTACCTTTGGTTGGTTTCTTCTCGAAATTGCCAAAACCCACTAAAGAAACTTTTTCATCTGCTACAACTGTTTCTACAATTACTTCTAATGTTGCTTTTAATGAAATTTCTGTATCCTTTTTTGAGAAACCTGTTTTCTCTGCAATAGCGTTAATTAATTCTTGTCTCGTCATTATTATTTAAACTCCTTTTATTCCTGTTTATTTTATTTATTACTTTTCAAACAACTCTGAGAATATACTTGATGCAGTACTACGCACATCTTGCTCTAAATAAATACATCCAAATTCATTAGTCCCTTTTAACTCATTACACATTGCTACTAAAGCATTTCTTTCAGAATTATCTACACTAGACTGTTTATAGTCACCTGCAAAATATATTTTAGACTTATCTCCCAATCTTGTCCCAACAAGTTTTAATTGTTTCTTGGAAAGATCCTCAGATTCATCTACAACGATTACTGTTTCGTCATATGTAGTTCCTTTAAGGTAAAATGGAATATTGGATTCTAATATACCACGAGACATAAGGACCTGTAATTCTTGCTCCCCGCCCTCTAATGATTGCACAATTGGTTTAAAGAACATTTCAGTTTTCTCTTCAAAAGTACCTTTAAGAAAACCTACTTCTTTACCTTCGCCTAATGCTTCTCTAATTGCTAGGAGTTTATTAAAGTCACCTTTATCTACTGTTTGATATAATCCCATTCGTACACATAAAAATGTTTTTCCTGACCCAACTTTCCCATTTACACAAGCAATTGGAATATCCTTATTATTAAGAAGGTCAATAGCACATCTCTGAAGACTATTTTTACCTTTGATAACTTTAGAATCTGGTAATTTTAATCCTACAAATTTATTTCCATTAAATCTATACTCGTTAGTTTTCTTTTCATCTGAATTATACATAATAAGATACTCGTTGATTACAAATTTATATTCATTGATTCCATTATCAATATCAGTAAATAGTTTATTTATAAAGGCGGTATCTCCATTCAATTTCTGATATCCTTTATAAATAGAATTTGATTTCTCATTTCCATACTTCTGATAAGGAATATTAAGTGATTTGCATTTTTGCCTGAAAAGAATGTCATTACTATAAGCAACAAAATCCTTATCATTTTTGCACATTTTATTAAATATGGATATAATTTTATTATCCATATTTTCTTTATCAAAATTAGATGGCAAATCAAAATTAGTTTCATCAATTATGTAAGTAATCTTGTCTTCATTATCGTCCAAATATCTAGTTGCTACACGAGCTTCATATTTTACTTCCTCTGTTTTGCCTTCTTTTTTTAAGTGATCTAATTCTCCAGCAACAAACCCAGAAAGCCAAATATGATCAAATTCTTCAAACAGTTGTTTGGAATAACGCATGAATATATTTGAATCTATATATGGTTTAATTGACACTCATAAACCATTCCTCTACTCTTTATTTTATCTGCCATACTACATGACTAAGTACTGTTGATTATGTTTGACTGTTTCTGGGTTAACCTTAGTCTGAGATTCCATCCTTAGTAATTGATTGTAAATATTATCATTAATAAATCTAGTTTTTTCTTTACCTGAACCTTGTTTATTAACTACTACAAGTTGGTCTCCATAATTTCCCTGTTTTGAAAGTTTGAGAATGCCTTTTGAGATGAGAGTATCCATTTGAATCTTTGTTATCTTTTGCAATTTTTATGTAATCCCCTTTGGAGTTTATTATTTATAAGTAATACGAAAAAATATAAATTGTGATCGACCACACAATTTAAAATAAATTTAAGGGCATAATTCTTTTTAATTACACCCTTCTTAAAAAGGGTTGCATACCTCTTAAACTTTGTATATTAGACCATGTTCCCCCTTATAGGGTATTTATGGATATAAGCTACAACCTTAGTGTCACAATGGTTGTAGCTATATTATTAAATTATTAATAAAAATCGGATACCCATAACCGTTGGTATGACTACGTTGTAGCATTTTTCTGTTTACGAGAATTATTATATCTAATCCGTTGAATTTGTCTATCTTTTTCCAATTTAATGGACTTCGCACAAGATAAGCAGTACTTTATATTGTTATTGGTTTGTTCAATTCTAGTTCCACAACTTTCACAAAGCATATTTCCGTCATTCAAACTCATTTTGATATTGCTCTTCATGTTCTCAACAACTACATCCCCAAAGCACTCCCAAAATGTAGTTTTAAAGTTAGATTTTTTATGTGCATACAGATATTCAATTAAAATATCCACAACATAATTTACGTCACCATTGATTTCTAGTATCTGACTTCTAATGTCCTTATACAAGTAAACCCTATTGCCAATCTCATCATCTGATATTTTATTAATCATAAAGTGATTTTTTAAATCTAATTCTGTATACTTTTTTATAATTACATCATCTAATTCAGTTTTCTTCTTATTCATAAGCATTTTATAATTGAATTTACCTAGATTCATTGCATTAAAATTAATATTAGGGTTAGGAATCATTTTTTCAAGTTTATTCACTACACTATTGTTTACTTTTTCACATTTGTCTTTTTCTTTATCCTTGGCATACACAAAGAAGTGAGGAGTCTTTGATTTAGTATAACTATTGATCAATGTTTTTTGTGCTTTTGGTCTTTCAGGTTTATATAGAGTTTTGGCAAAATCAATAGTAAAATTATTTTCCATACATAGAAGTTTAACTACATCAAGATTAACATTTCCACTGTTCCATATCTTTGTGATGTTATTACTAACTGTTCCAATGTTCCCTCCTGTATATGCCGTTTTTAATCCATTATAGATACTATGATTAGTAATCAATTCTGCATCTGCTTTTCTCATATTGTAGTACAAAGGAACAATACCCTCCATGTTACGCTCTGCAACTGAAATTGCTGTGTGGTCTGCCACTACCAAACTCTTATCGCCATCAACATCATACTGAAGAATCTTTGAGATTAAATCATGACAGGAAGCGTATAACCCCTTAGTAGTAAACCACTTACCTTTTTCACTATCAATTACATTATTTCGGACAGCGTGTTCCAAAAAAAGATGAGGTGATCTTAGACAATCTAATTTAGGTTCATTTTTATATAGACTACAATATACATCTCCATCTTTAATTAGTCCCTTTGGGTTTAAGTCTCCTAGTATCAAGTACTCACAAAATGCATATAAGTCTGGGATGATAAATGTATATTTCCCATTGATACCTAGTTTCCCAGCCCTTGCATTTTTAACCATACTCTTTTTAACTTGTTTCAATATTTCTCTACTATATGTATCATTTAATAATTCTGGATAAATCTCTAATGCTTGTTGTATGTAATTTTTGTTTATATTTGATTCAGTGACACCTAGAACTTTAAGCATTGTTTTTCTATCTCTACCAATATTAATAATATTACTTTTAGTCTGAGAGCAGATGGTTTCTAATTCTTCATCCTCCATATCTGTCAATGTCTGAAGCATCTGATAGTTTATCTTAGCATTTTTAAATATATCTTCTTCTTCATTGCACATTCCAGCATGACAGTTATACTTTATGTAATTACTTATGTATTGCTCCCAATCCTCAAAATACTTATACATCTTGAATTGGCTTTTAGTAAAAATTATCTCAATTCCTTCTTTTAAAAGATCATGTGGCTTACCGTATATATCATTAACTACACCATATTTATTTCCTTCACTATTCTTATTTGCTTCTCTGATAAACTTGTCAAAAGCAAATGGTGTCAACAACCCCTTCACCCAAGGTAGTCTAACCATCATACTTTTCTTACTTACTTTTGGTAAGTAAATTCCACATCCATCAGTATGACTAATTGGAATATCCATTTCCTTTCTAATAATCTCATATGTTTCATCGTCTATAAAATCAACTGTACCTCTAACCATAGTTTCAAAATCCTCAACTACAATTGACTTCCTAATATCAAATCCTTCCCATATAGACGTTGCCGAATTACAGAGGGCTAGATAAGCTAGATACTTGTTAACGTTGACTCCCCCTAATTTATTAATCTCCTTTATGGTCAGACCGCACATTAATGTATTTTGATATTTCAGTAAAACACTTTCTTTAATGAAGACTGTTTTCTTTGTTCTGATCTGACCAGCACTAGCAGTTAGACAAACATATTTATCTTCTCCATACATAAATCCATCTATAATAATATCCTCAATTACATCAAAGAAAAATGTTTGTACAATTAGAATATCTGTAGTCAATGTATCCTCTGGAATTTGCATTGTACGAGTTAAGACAGAATCAAAGACTGAAATTATGTTGCGTTTATTTAAGGACTCTGGATGCAAATTCCTTATGTCAGTATTTTTATTAAATTCTATGTATAATTTATCTTTTAATTTTTTAAGCATTTTATTAGCATTACTGATGTGTTTTGTGTAATATTCACCTAAAATTTCATCTTTTCCCTTTAATTTATCTCTTTTTTTATGTAGGTTTTGCTTGTATCTGTATAGTCTTCCTAAGTATTTATGTATCCTTGATTCCTCTTTATTATAGAAGGAGGATGTATCTACAGAATAAATATGAATTTGCTTGTTTAAATTTATAGTAATCAAACTCCTTTATGTTATTATTAAATAATAGGGAAGGAGAGAAATACTCTCCGCATCCCTAACAATCCATTATTAAATCTTGAATCATATCATATAATTTATCTTTCTTAACTCCATAAATTACATCACTTTTTTGACTAACCATTCCTTGAATCCATTCAAATACATTTCTAGAAACAAATTTACCGTCAATATAAAAAGGCTTACTACCTTTGTATTCAAAAACAGCTCCGATACTTTCTACTTGTTCACCATGTTTGATATTCTCATATTTATATTGATTAAATTTAACATCTACCCACAATTCACTTCTCAATTGGTCTTTAAAGCATTTCATACCTTCGTCCATATATTCTTGATATTCAACTGTAACTTCTGTTTGTCTGGAAGCAATCATTCCTAACTTTTCTTCAATAAATGCTTCTATTCTTTCAGTCAAATCGACTTCTATTCCGTCTAAATCCAATTCTGTAACAATAAAATTCTTATCCATAATTACTTTCCTTCTTTCTTCTAATATTCTTTACATTCAGATGTTTTTATTTTGTGATATTCAGCACATTCACAGCATAAATATTCATCAGTTTCAATATCAACTCTAATATCTTCTGTATTATTAAATCCTTCACCACAGTATAAGCATTGTTCATTTATGTAATTTGTTTCGTTATTATTATGAAACATGTACCTGTACCTCCGAATCCGAAGTAGAATCAGTATAATCTTCTAATACCAATTCACAGCATTGTCCCACAATCTCAAATAACTGATTTTCTAGAGGGAAGTTTCCCACATGGTATGAATATGTATTGTATTTATCCTTTGATATATGTAATGATTCAAATCCATTAAAAATGTGATTGCTATTATATATTCTACCCGAAACCCTAATTAATTTTTTTACCGTATCTTTAGAATTATAAATTGTATCTAAAATGTCAGTTATGCTTTTCTGAGTATGGTCTGTCAAATCCTCCACTAAATAATTCATTCTGGATAAGTCTGATTCATCAAGGGATATTTTTCCGTTGAAATAAATTGTTTGCATATGTATTAAAACCTCTTTCATATTATATTATTTATTATTAGTATATATTGAATGAAAACCATGTGTCTACCTAAAAATTAACTCGAAAACACAACTTTTTACCGAACTCTGAAACCGTTGGTATAAGCGACTTGTAGCAATCGTCTAATTTATGTAATTCACAGAAACGATGCAAGGTTGATTCAGAAAGTTCTAATGGTAGAATCTTAGCTTATTGAAATTTGCAACGCTTAGAGAGTCAATATAATGATGATAGTTTTATGTATTTTTATTTAACTTTTTCTGCTCTTTAAGAACTAACTTTTCTTCTGCCTTTTTAATCTTAATTTGCTGATCAATTAATTGTTGATTACTTCCCATAGTAGCAAACTTTAAAATCTTATGTACTTTATGTATATCTGACTCCGAGAATGTCATTAAGGACTCTTCACAAGTCTCAGCACTGATGATACTATGTATTTTAATATCTGATAATTCAAACTTATGTAATAGTGATTTTTCTGATACGCTTGATTCTAGGTGGATTGCTATAGAGTCTGTGCCGTAGCGATAAATTTCTGATTTGTATTTACCAGTTAAGAAGTTATCATCTTTGTTTTTACTGATGCTACCATCACTGTTGGTTTGAAAATGTAGCGTGTACTTGCCAATGTAATTAAAAATATTCTTTCACCTCAATTTATTTATTTACTATATGTAAGATTTGATAATATATTATATTTGTATAGTAGATTGTTCCACTATTTATAGTTATATGTAAATTCACATACTGTAGTAATGGAATCTGAGCTTAGAGTTGATATTCACAAGTATGTTGCCAATTAATAATCATCACCTTTCTATATGGGTATATGGTAGGAGAGGAGTTTAGTTTTTTATGTAATATGTACGCCCCCTCTACAACCTTATGTGATAATTATACTACTTTACGGGTATAAAGTCAAATAATATTATATATAATTTGTATATTAGTTTTATATTGTGGTTATACTATGTAATTCATGCCCATTGGTCTTATGCCTAAGCAATAAATATCTCTTAATACTTATAATTATATATTTTTAAATGCGTATTCTCCAAAATATTTCTCTTCAGCTTCTTTCCTTGCATGAATAGCATCTTCTTTATTGATAAAATAGCCTAAATGTATATCCTTATTATTTATTCTAATTCTTGCCCTCCATTTATTATTATTTAGAATTACACCAGCAACACCAGTTGCATTATTAATTCTAATTTTTTGATTCATTTGGTTTTGACTTTCAGTGACAATTCTTAAAAACTCTTTTCTATTATCGCATGTATTATGAAAAATATGATCCACATCCATATCATCTGGACAATTCATAACTAAACGATGCATTCTCACAGTACAATACGTATCGCTATACTTTATATTTGTTGCAATATATCCATCATCATTATTATACCAACAATAATCCTTAATTTTATCATAATCTTCTAAATCAAAATAGAATAATTCATTAGTATTTGAAGCATATCCCACACCATATTCTTCTGAAAGAAGATCGTATGTATTATATTTCTTTTTTGATTTCCCTAATTGAATAGCTTTTTCTTTTTGTAAACAACCACATGATTTAGTGTTACCACTTCTTAAACGACTTCCTACAACAATAACTTCATTTTCTAGTTTACAATCACACTTGCATAACCATTGTGATTCTCCTCGTTTGTTATTTTCTACTCTTTTAATCACTGTTAATTTATTAAATTTTATTCCTATTAAATTGCTCGCTTTTGACAAATGCCTTCACTCCTTCATTACTATATATTTTCATTATCCAACCACTCAATCAAGATGTTACGCATTCTCTGGGATGGAATATAGATATTGATTTCTTTACCTTCTCTAATGGCTGATCTCCACACCCATTGTAGTAATTCACTCAAAGCATATAACTCTTCATCTACAACTACACCATGTTTCTGAAAGTAGTTTATGTAATCTGGACTCATAAATCTATTGCAACAGTAAGCTAAATTATTACAATCTTTATATTCATTAGTAGCCCTAATATTACATGCAATAAATCTTTTAGAAAATCCAGCACCAGATAGAGAATGTTGAGCATTTTTAAATGTAGTCCATATAATTGATTTAGCTTTAGCATTTACTATATTCCTTAGATAATTAGACATGTTGCTCTTAAGTTTAGTTTTTAAATCAGGATATTTCTTAAACCAATTCAATGATAAAGCATATTCCTTTTCACCTACTAGATTTAAATTTCCATTGTAGATATTAACTAATTCTCTGAGTTTACTTTTATCATAAGGTTTTTTAGTTTCAAATGGAATTAGTTTTCTGTCCTCAATAGTATATTTGTCATATTTTACATTGTGCATGTCAAAATAGCATTTCATTAAAGACCCTTCAAATAAATATGTAAATATGTAAACTTCATTAAAAGCATTAAATGATTCTGTGCTGAAGTTCCATGCAAGGAATTGTACCTTTGTTGTTTTCTTAACTTGAATTACTGAGCCATTTTTACATAGGTTTCTAAAGTCATTAAATTTACCATTGTATTCTTCATCTGACCATAATACGAATCCCCTATCATCAACTTCAATTAGATTGTTATTCAAAAGCATTTCATAATCTTGTATACTAATATCAAACATGTCTACAACATCTAAAGATTCATCAAGCATTAATGTATAAGCACCTGAATTAATAAGGTCAATGGTTTCTGTAGTAGAAAGTTTAAAAAGAGAATGAGTAGTTGCTATGTTTGAGTTTTTAATTAGTAACTCATGAAGTCCTTCTAATTTCCCTTCTCCTAAATGTAATGGTTCTCTGAAGCCATGTTCAGTATAGAAATGAGTTCTATCTTTATTATCACCAATGAGTCTTTTAATTTCATCAAGGTATGGAGTTATGTATATATACTTTTGGTCACTGAGTTTATCCATGACATCAAAACAGTAACTTGATTTTCCTCCACCCATAATTAAATCTACAACATGAATCTGTGTCAATTTATTATCTCCTTTTTATTATTATTTATATGATTTAGCATTTTTATATGTTAAATGGAAAATGAAACGTGCATGGTTGCTAGGTTTCAGGGGTTTACTCGTAAAGGAAAGACTTACTACCCTATAAGATAATTTTTATATATAATATGTATAAAGAATGAGGAACGACGAAGCTTTTCTGAAACAAAACATTTCCGCATTCGCGTAAATATTTCTTATTCAGGATTTATATTTTTATTTTTTAATCCATAATTAATTACCTCCAATCAAATTTATAAAATAGTTTATAAATAATTATACCATATTTTTGTTTTAAATGCAAATATAATTATATTTAATTAGTATAAAATTTATTATAGTTGGAAATGATAGTTGATCTAAATTAATTTGCTCAAATTTAGAGGTGTCGTAGGGTAGGTATAATTGATTCGATGTTAGTGTAAAATATAGCCCCTTATAATAGAAGGAAGATTTAAAAGTGGTTTGATATTGGGATGGAATGTAGGAGTAACAATGGTTTGGAGGATGTTATGATTGTGTTTTATTATTAATCTTAGCTGATTTATTATGGATTTATTTGATATTGTTGTTGAGTGTAAAATGTGTTCGGTAGAAGTGTAAATATAGAGATGTTTTTGTTTGTTTTTATTATTGCCAGAGGGAATTAATTATTATTGTATTGGGCTGAAAGCATTATGGATAGTGAGTTTAGAGGATGTTTTGTTAGGAGAGGATTAGTAGTTAGAATTATATTTGTTATGTGAGAGAGTATGGATTTTATTTATTTTAGTGATGATTATTGTTTTTATATTTATGTGAAAGTGTTGGTAGTAGTGGGTTTTATCGAAGAGTGAGCGAAGGGAAAATAGTGTTTATTTAGATTTTGTTTGGAATTTATTTTTATTTTAGTATTGACATTTTTATTTTATTATGTAAAGTGTTTCGATGTTCGATTATAATTTGAGTGTGTGAGTTGATGTACTGTGGGGATATCCTACGGAATACGAAGGACTTTCAATGTAAACTATGCCCCGGTTATGGATATTAATTATATTATGATCATTATATAAATGATATGTATTATCAGTTAGACATAGAATCCCTGCATCATATCAGACTAAAACCCTAGAACCCGCCTATAGATTGATTCCTGATTCTATTTGAGTGTTACAAAAGATAGTTCTGTTACACTCATCATGTTTAGATGGTTATATTAGTACCTTTTATCAATTCTGAGGGCATACAGAGCATATCAAAGACAAATTTCATAGGGTCGCTGCTATTGGGTAAACTTTGATAAAATCATGCTATTTTGATTTTAAAATTTTACTATGATCATGATTTGATTTTAAAATTTTGCTTTTTTGTTTGGGCCTCTAATCGGTCGATTTGTATAACATGAAAAATATATACGAACTATTATACCCAACTAATACAGTATGAATTAAACTATCTTAAACCATACTAAACATATATAGTATAAACATATCTATACATAACTAAAATACTATTGATTAAAACAATCTATACTACACTAAAAAATATGTATATAAAACATGTTATACTATACTACTTTAATATACATTAATACCAACCATTATACTATACTTTATATCCTACTATTTTACTTATATATAATCCTTACTATATTAGTATACATTAAACTACACTAACTTACTATGATATATACTATACAACTTTACTTGGTATTAATCTATACCATACTACTATACATTAATACATACTTAATCAGTGTACTATAAACATATGTCTTATGTCCTTGATAGTATAGCACAAATACATCCACTATATAGCATACAACTATTAACATGATATTCTAATGATCTATATTAACTCTTTCAGTCATCCATTAGCATTAACCATATAATCATACTACTATTAACCTTTAACCTCTTACAGAGCGTTCTAGAGCTTCTGACAGCTATCTACAATACTATCATTATATCCAGTACTTACTATTGATCTATCATTATCCTTCTATATAATGTATCATATCTATTATGAATTGTGTCTATAAATAGTACAATAAAATAGGACTATAAACACTGTACAAATTATATTACATTTGTTATAATAGAGATAGTTAATAAAGGAGGTTTTCAACTATGAAAGTTTTAGAGATGGTTCAGGAGAAAATCACGAAATTTCAAAATGATTCTTTTCACCTAAGATCAGCAAAGGCATTCAGCCAGACCATCCAAAAGGTTATCATAAATAATGAGTGCCAAATCACAAAAGGAACTATTAAAAAATTCGACTTAGATATGAATGAAATCAATGAGTTAATAGAGCAAAAATTATTAAAATATACATACAGTTCTACATGGAGAGCTAAACAACTAGGACAGGATGATATATGGTCTCCTACAGCAAAATTCATTAAACAAATTGAAAAAATGTATAAAGAGGTGTAAAATCCTCTTTTCCATTTTAATTAAGGAGTATTAGAAGTGACTAAAGATATTAAAAATTTAACCCTTGAATTAATATCGCAAATGGCAGTAGGTTATGCTCAGTCTTTTAATATTGATACCGATCAGGCAACTATAGAAATATTAAAAGCTTTAAATTCCAATATTATTAATGATGAGATATACAAACAAATATCTTATAATTTAGAAGATGAGGAGGTATAAAATTGTTAATACTTAAATTCTTAAAAGATTTATTTTCTAAAACCTATAAATGTGATTTCTGTCAATGCCCAGAAGATATAAATGAAACAATAGATTATAATAATAAAACTGGTTATATCTGTGCTAGTTGTTTGAGGCATATAAGATTTAGAGAAAGTAACTATTTTAAATCTATCAAAGGAAGAGGAAAATATTAATTTAAGAAAGAAGGCCAAATAAAATGAAAAAACTAATTACTATCCTAACTCTATCCTTAACTCTTCTTATCTCCAGTTCAGTCCTAACATCTAACAATTACTCTTCTATAATCCTTCATGTAAATTCTTCTACCTTTGATACCTCATCTAATCTTTACATATCTCAAGCAATGACAGAAAATGAAGAAATCTATTCAATCCAATCATACGACAATATCTCAAATCAGTGGCTAGATGCTACAATCACAGCAAATGGAAAAATCACAACATATAAAATAATGCCTTAAATAAATAATATAATTATAATATAGAGCTTAAAACGCTCTATATTTTTTTATGCTTACAATTCCATTAATAAGCAATCCAAACGCCTTAGAAGGCTCATTCTGGGCCTCTAACATCATTCTGCTACACCTTATAATTTTCTATTGGCTTATTCTCCAATCAAATAAACAGTACACTATAAAATATTATTTATTAGTTGACATATCCCATAATAAAGAGTAATATAATAAACAAGAGGTAAACATACCTCAAAAGAAAGAAGGCAACAAAAAATGGCTAGAAATCTTAAACGTGAAAATCTTAAAAAACTCCAAGCAATCAAAACATCAAACGGATTCAAGATTGACTTAGCAAACTACATGTATAATCCATCATCCAGTCACGAATATCCAAACCTCATAAAAATCACTTCACAAACTGAAACTGAGAAATTTATTACATCTGTTCAATATTTCAAACATTACAACGGCACTGGCGAATACATAATGCAAACATACTCACATAAAATTGACCCTAACAATTCTTGGAGCATAGCAAACAATTCAAAGCAAACTGAACTAGAATCTAGTAACCGTTTTAGCCTAAAACACTTAATCGAACTCACTGAAGCAATTCAAACAGAAACAACTCAAGCCATTGCAGCAAAGTAAATCATAAATCATCTAAGGGACTCGAAAGAGTCTCTTTTTTATTTGTGTATGATTCCATGCTTTATATGCTTCAACGCCTTAAATGGGCTATTCTGCGCCTGTGGTTATAGTTTATAAGGGTTTATAGATTGTTGGTGAATTATTGCAAAAGTGTAACATAAAAATAATTTTAGTTAGGTACTTATATTTTGTGAATGAATAGTATATACTATTATTAGATAAGGAATTGAAAGGCGGTAATTACATAATGACTATTAAAGAGCAGTTAGAAATTGGTGAATATTTTGCGGAGTATGATGAGGACTCAGCTTCCTATTGTGTATTCCACACAGACTTTAAATCAGGTTTTGCTTTCTCTTCATTCTCCAGTGAACAAGAGGCAGAAAGAAACGCAAAAGAAAGGAATGAGTATAAATAATGAACTTAAACATTAATCTAACAGAGCAACAAGAATCATCTATAAAAAATACTGTATTTCATAATTCTGCTGCTAAAGAATTAGCTCAAGAATTATATTCTAAAATTTCCTCAGATTACTGCAAAGAGAATAGTAATTTATCAAATGAACTATTCCAGTATTTAAAAAGGATGAAGGAGGCATAGAGCTTCCTTTTTCTTTATCCCTCCAAACCCTTGTTTTATCGTATTATGTGAATCCTGAAAGCCTGTTATATGGCTATTCTTGAAAAGTGTAAATTAAAAATAATCACCCGGAAAGAATAATTAATTATATGTATTAAATATTCCGGGGCGTAGTAACACATGTAAAATAATTATTTTTAAAAACTATTGCATTGCTAAAATTTTTATGATAAAATTAAATGACGACTTATTTGAGTTAATAATTTGTCGTAATTTAGTTACAGTAATATAATAAAATACTATTGCAATATGTTTTCAGTGTGCTATAATGATATCAAGAAGTAAAACAAAAGGAAGTGCTTGAAGATGAAATTAAACGAATACATAAAAGCAAATTTTCCAGAGATTGAACTTCACAAAGATATCACAGAATCGGTTTTGAATATGAAAGTTTTATACTTTCAAGACTTTCACAAAAACGGAGCATTTGAATATTACAGCATAATCTTAGATCAAACTAGTTTTGTCAGAGGAACACAAAGAGATCATCAATGGGAAGTTTCAATTAAGTCTATGAAAAATGGATGTAAAGCATATCTGAAAACAGGAAAAGTAAGCCCAACAATGGAACAAATAAAAGCATATGTACCATATGAGAAGATAGAAGGTTAACACCTTCTTTTTCTCTTTATAATACATAAAATAAATAATAAATAACTATTGTATTATCTTCAAAATAGTGTATAATTGTAATTAGATAAAGGAGGGATGAAGAGGTGAAACTAGTTAAGAAGCTAAAAGGTTTTAAAGTTATGGAATTAAACCAATTGGAACAGAATGAACAGGGATGCAAATTTATTGTTTGTTCTGGTGAATATGATGATATAGAGTTTGAATGTGAAACGCTAAAGGAAAGTGTTGAAAATATACAAAGCTATTAGAAACGAAGGAGTTTTAAAAATGATTGTATTATGTTGTCCTAACTGTGACAGTACCCACATCCAAAGAGATGATGAAAAAATGGAAAAAAGAAAAATTTCTAGTGATTGGTTTATTTGTGAGTATTGTAAACATAGTTTTCTTTTAAAATATACTGGTTATAGAACAGAGCGTAATTTTTTTGAAAGTTAACTCCATAAAAGAGATATGGGACGAAAAATTGAGGCAACAATATTCCATAAGTAAAGGGATAAAAGGAGTGAAAGAAATAAAAATATATAAAACATCTATGATAAAATGCCAAACCTGTAAAAATTATAATTTAGGAAAGTGTTTAATGGGCATAAAGAATATATATTTTGTTGAAGAGGTTGCATGTGCATTACACAAAAGGAAACATAAATTCTAATGGGGGAGGAGTATGAATCTTTGAGTTTTTTAAACGCCCATACAATAAATTTTCAGGGCTTTAGAAAATATAGACTAGATAAATAATATCTAGTCTTTCTCTATACCCTCTTATAATCCCTTTACACGCTCCAGAACGCCTTCTAAGCCCTCAGAACTCTAAAAGCATACAATTCTACCCTAAACTATTTCATACAATTCAAATGCCCATTTTAAAGGATTATTGGAGGGTTAGAAGTGGCTTATAGCTTGATTTTTGAAAAGTCAATTCGTGTAAAATAATAAATGTTGACATAATTATTAATGTAGTGTAATATACTATTATCAAGGGAAACGAAAGGAGTGTTTAATATGACATATCAAATTCAATTAATCAAGAACTTTTCAGAATCTAATGAGGAGATTATTAAAGAAGATGAAGTAAAAACGGTAGAGGAAATAAGAGAATTTATAAAAGGTTATGATCCTGAAATTTTTGAATTAATAGTATCCGAAAATGATAAAGAATGCGGAATAATGGAAGTTGACCAAAACTGGTACATAAAATATGGATTCATGGAAGAGGAAATAGAAGAGGATGATTAAGGAGGTGAATAATAAATGTTAAAAATTTTATATAGTTATACAGATGAATTTAATCAAGAGTCTATACATAGTAAAACATTTACAGAAGATGCTCTAGAAGTCACAAGCTCTATGGAATTACTAGTTGAAGAATTTGAAAGATTTATTATCAGTGCAGGATTTAATGAAAATGGGTTTATAAAATTTATGAATGAAAGATATTTAGCTAAATAACCCCATACGTTAAAACCTATATTTGGTGGTATAGGCCGATTAAATTTATTAGGGCGCGAATGATAACTTAAGGCCGTAAATACTTTCAATAAATAATATTACAACACTTGACATATAATAAGTAATCGGTTAATATGTATATATCAGGTAAAACAAAAAAGGAGTGAACGCAAATGGCTACATATCAAAACGTAAAATTTGTTTTTGAATTTATTGATCTTGAGGGAAAACCTAAAAAAGCAAAAATTTCTGCAATGAGTATCTACGATGCAAAGAAAAAATTTGCTAATAGATACCCAAGAGACAAAAGAGGCGACTTCATAACATGTTATGAAGCAGAATCAATTTATAAGTCGGCCACAAACTAAGAACCTGTAAAAAGGTTCTTTTTCGGCACTGAAACAGAAAGACTTGAATTTTTAACAGTGCATAGAATGTACAAATTAAATTAAGGGAGGCAATAAAAATGTTAACAGTTGGAGAAATTAGAAAACTAATAAAAGATATGCCGGATGATGCGTTAGTATTAATAAATGATCCTCATTCTGAATTTACTTTCGAAATTGCTAGTGGGAATATATTTAATGTAAGATTAGATCACACAACGAAATTTGGAGAGAATTATTACTATGGTATGGATGATGAAAATTTTAATGATTTTATAAATGATAATATCGAAGTTGCTGAAGAAATAAAAAAAGAATATAAAAAGTCATTAGCCCTTAATCAAATATGACAGGAGGCGAAAATATGGGATTATGGATTGATGATGGTTTAATTGGATCAGTTTGTAGGAAGTGTAAAAACTGGATATTTAACGATTGGTATTTATGTAATGAGTTTGTAAATTGTGATGACAATGGATTTATTATACTACCAGTGAAAGAGTGTAAGAATTTTAGGCCGAGTAGGAAAGGAGTAGTTATATAAATTTATGAGATTTAAAGATATAAAGCAGTTATTAAAAGGCGAATGTTTTATGTTTTTGTACTATTTCATTATTTATTACATATACTTTATAAGAAGACAAAAAGGAGTGATAAAATGTATAAGAAAAATGGAGTAATATTAAAAAATGGTCAAGTGTGGACTGTCGGTAATGCTTCAATCGAAGGAGGCGGGAAAGTTTTAATTACTCAAGTAATGGGGGGTCGCGGTTACATAACTTGCAGGGATTTATTAGACGAAAAACAATTACCATTATTCTTAAAAACTCAGAATTTCGGTAAATTGGTTATACCTGAAGACTAGAATTAATCTAGTCTTTTCTCTTATCCCATCAAAAAGACATTTTAAAGTGCGACATACAAGTATTATAATGGTGAATTAGTAGACGCTTTATGGGTTGTAATAAAAAAATATTATTATAGCAACGGAAAGGAGAAAAATTTAAATGCATAATTATAATTGCAATGTAGAAATAGGAAAGGTTTTTAAACTTAAAGTTAAAGCAGATAATGTCCAAATGGCTACAGAACTAGCCCAAACTGAAGTGTTGAATATAATTAGAGACTTATTCGAAACACAAAATGAACAGTCTCTAATTCTTATTACAGGTGTTAGTGAACAAGAGGAATAAACTTTTAAAACTCCTGAAAGTATGAAAATATACTCGTGTAAAATAATTTTATGCAAATGGTACTATTCCATAAATATTGTGATATACTATCATTAAGGGATTAAGTTAAAGAGAAAGAGGTTTTAAGAATGAAACAACTTGATAAACTTATTAAGTCATTAAATAAAAAGGCTGAGATGCACAAACACTTGAGCGAGGTTAATAAAAGCGAAGGCATGAATGATACTGCATTTTATAACGAAGGCATTGCAGAGGGTATATGGAAAGCCATAGAGGAAATTGAGGAGGCAAATACTAGTATCAATATCCAAATTAATAACCTTTAGTAATTTTAGTACAGCTTACACGCTACAATAAAAACAAGGTGTAGCGTGTAGTCGTAAACTAAAATTAAGAAGTGAAAGAGGGTATACATAATGTTTAAATTTTGTGTAAAATTAAATAAAGAAATTCTTGAGGAAGGAACTGCCGATCTAAAAACTGCCAAGAAAGCATTTAAACATGGAAGGAATTCATATGGTAGTATTACTGAATTAAATCAAGACGGCACAGCATTTGCAGAAGTAGGATATAAAAAAATTGGTGGGAAGCTATACTGTTGGTTTTAAATTATACTATGGAAGATAGGCAAGAATAAAAAAGCTCTTGCCTTGATTCGATACTATAATTTAAATTGAAAGGAAGTTTTAAAAATGACTAGACAAATTGAACAAACTAAAAATGATTTCGTGGTATATCGCGCCTTGGGAAATGAAGAGCTACATAATGCCATCATGGAAAGAGACATTGAAAAAGTTGAATTGATTGTTATAGAACTCCAAGTGCAGCACGGCAAAAATTATGATTTCCTTTTGTTCGATCAAGAAACAGTTTTAGATATTGATTTAGTAAAGGCAGAAATTGAAGAGGGATATAAGGAATATGAATTAGAACTATGCAGAAGAGGAAATATAGACTAGGAAAATGAAATAGGGATTTTAAAGACTAGAAATTATAACCTAGTCTTTTTCTTTACCCAATTTTAATAATGATCATGATTTAACCATCATAAAGCAAAACACCTGCCACAAAAACAGCCCTCTAAGCTCTTTAAACCCTATAACCTTTATATTCTTACATTGAATACCTTTCTAATGGAGCACAGACAATACTGATATTTATTTATACAATTGTAATATAATCTATTTACATTATTAAAATTTTTTGCTATAATGGGGTGATGGCATTTTTGAATTTGTTGTGGTAAAAATAAACAGTAACTATAATATAATAAAGTGTTGACAAACGCTCAGAAATCTATATAATAAGAAGTAGTTAAAGAATACATAAAATGAAAGAAGGAATTTTAAATGACTAAAAATACTATCGAAATGAAAACTGGCGACATTGTAAAAATCGAAGGTGGATTTTTTAAAGCTGATAACGGAACTTTTCTAGTAAAACATTCTCCTGGCGATCCTTCATGGAGTGGTTCAGACTATAGCCTAAGAAAGTGCAACAAAAAAGGCGTAGAAAGCGAATCAAAATATTCAACTTCCTTCTGGCCTTTAATGGTAACAGTTTCAAGCCGTGACAAACGCATCGAAGCAATGGAACATAACGAAGCAAATGCAACTATTGAAATAATTGGTTCTGTCAAAGTGTATGAATTAAATGTAAAACAAAGTATCGGTTGGAATGATTACGAAACAAAAGAAATTGCCACCGAAAAAAGATACCAAGAACTTTTAGCTAATAAATACATAAAGTTAGAAACAATATCAGAATCAACCAACGAACAAAAAGCAGAACTGTCAGTTCCTGTTTTAGCAGAAGAAGAAGCAACGCCAACAGTCGAAGTATTAGAAATCGAGTATAAATTTAAAATTGGCGATAAGGTAAACTGGGAAAACTCAAACGGGGTGAACCTTGGAGTAAGAACAGTAATTCGCCTTGATGAAAGATGCGGTAGACCAACATATTATATTGACCCCATTGACACACCATGGTTTTCTATAAGCGAAGAGGAATTGACTATAATCACAGTAAAGGAACCAAAGACATCTATAACACAGCCTATAGAAGAAACACCAGCACCAGAAACCACACAAGACACATACAAGCAGGTAGAAATTGAAGAGGGATATATTTATAACATGCACTTCAAAGAGTGGGAGAAGACCATTGAAGAAATTGAGGAAGAACTAACTAAGAATGGTATTCTCTTTACTAATATGGGTGATAAGGTAGGTTGTTATAGACTGAACTTTGAACAGGCAAATATAGTTAAAAGGATATCAGATATAAACGGCTCTATATGCTTCATAGATGACAAGACGAATCCAAAGGAGCAGGAACAACCAGAAACACAAGAGGAATTTATTCAAGCCTCTAAGCGTCAATTATATGCTCTATACCTTGCAACAAAAATTAAGACTACTGACCTAGTAATTAGCAAAAGCGATGCAGGAAAATTAATTTCCAAAAGCATTAAGGGAGAAAATGTTACTAAGGAACTTGAAAAATTTATAACACCTGAAGAAGTTGAAATGGACATAACAGCAAGCCCTGCACCATTGCCACATATTGAAGGAGTACAAGAGGAGGAAGTAATTGAAACAATGGAATTTGATGATATACTGAGCAAATTTGATAACATTGACGTTAAAGAGATTGATAAAATCACAAAAGAAGATAGAATTTATTGTGAGATACACGAAAAAATATATAAAAAGGCATATCAGGCTTATAGTGAGGTATTGGAAAAATTAAATAATATTCGAGAAATGCAAAAAGAAGAAACTAAAAACGCAGTAGAAAAGGGAATAATTAAACAGTATCATTCTACTTATGAATATGTTCCTGAATACTCTAATGGTGGGACTTCCGATATAAAAAAGGCATTAGAAAAAACAACCCAAAAATTTATCAGCAGCATTGTATATTATTTCAAAACGACATACCAAATAGATATTAAATATTCAGATTACGAAGAACAAACCGAATTATTAACTCTTGACCTTGTTTTAGATAAATATATCTTTGCACATCTTGACGGTTTTAATTTCAAAGAAAAAGCCATTGACGAAATTAAACAAAAGGCACACATGCCACAACAGTATTATGAGTATAGAAAGTACTGGAATTATGAAGTAAAAGGAAAATCAATCAAATTCAGAACTAATATAGACGCTATTAAGCCTGCTTTGTATTTTTATGATAGTAATGAAACGGATATAACAGACTGCTATTCATATAACAAAGTTGATGATTATACCAGTTATGACAACGGCAATACGAACATAAAATTTTTAAGCTCTACATATGCTCTTGACTTTGCAAAAAGGTATTTAGGATATATCGAAATGACAGAAGAAGCTAGAGAACAATATAAGAAAAAAGCAAGTAGCTATTAAAGGAGTTAAGAACATGAAATATCCTATAACAAAAACCATAATACCCCAGAATAGACGCAAGGAGATTAACGAAAAGTGCCTGTATGTCATTGAAAATAATATAGGCACATTATCCCCTTCAGATATTTTCAAGGCGTACAGTGGTGAAGGTGGCCTTCATGGATTAGATTTTAAAGCATTTGATAGTTATCATTCATTCTCTGAAGCAAAAAAGGAAATAGAATTAGGAGCTTTTTATACACCTGCAAAGATATGTAAATTTATGGTTGAATGTGTGAACCCCGATAACAGCGACATAGTAGGGGATCTGACATGCGGAGCAGGAAGTTTCTTTAACTATCTTCCTAATGAGTATAACATCCACGGCAATGAGATCAATATTAAATCTTATAAGGTGTCAAAATATCTTTATCCTAACGCTAATATTCAGAATAATGATATTAGAAACTATTCACCAGATACTAGATTTGATTTAATTCTTGGAAATCCTCCTTTTAACTTAAAATTAAAGGTAGGAAGAGAAGAATATTTAAGTCAATTGTATTATTGTATTAAGGCTTCAGAATTATTAAAACCTGCCGGGCTTATGGCATTGATAGTTCCTGATTCATTTTTAGCAGATACCTTTTCAGACTCAGGAATGATCAAAACGATTAACAAAAGTTTCAATTTTATTTGTCAATTTGAATTACCTTCCAATGCTTTTAAAGATATGGGAGTTGAAAATTTTAAAACAAAAATAATGTTCTTTCAAAAACAAAGCGAATACCTAGTTTCTAATCCCTATAACACAACTAAGATTCCCAATATTTCTATAACACAAGCCCATTCCACATTTATTTATGGAAACTACATAAAACCTTGTATGGCTGAAAAGGAATCTATCAAAGGGAAATTATACTTTGAGAATGTACATAACAATGACTCTCAAGAGAATGAAGAATTTGAATATAAGGTTAAGAAAATGCTATTTTCTATAAAACAGCATCCTATAACTAATTTATTCTATGGGAAATGCTTATCTTATCTTGATAAATTTAATACTCAGAAAATGCCAGAGGGTATGAAGTATGAAGAGTGGCAGAAGGTAAGGATTACTGATAAGAAAGTATTAGCATACTTAAAAAGAACATTAGCAAAACAATCTAAAAATGAGCGTGACGAGATTTGTTTAGTAAAAACTCAGTATGGATTAAAATTAAAAGGATATTCCCGAAAGAATAAGATATTTTTATCTAAGTCTACAGGAGTCAAAGAAATAAGTATTAATGATATGGTTATCAGGGGTGAATATCCATTCGAGGACAAAGCATATTATGATCTATTCGTTCAAAAGTCTAATAACTATAACAAACAAGGCAAATCCTTTAAGGAAATGACAGAGAATAAATATATTCAAAATTACCTTAACAAAACATTCTTATTTGACTCTGAAAATGATGAGAAAATTTATCTAAATGATAAACAAAAGACTGATATTAACTTATCATTACAAAAGAATTCTTCCTATCTTGCGTGGGAAACGGGCTCAGGAAAATCTTTATCCAGTATCATTTATGGATTATATAGACTGCAGCACAACCATATTAAAAATGTATTTGTGGTAGCTCCTGCAATTGCTATTAAGAATACATTTGAGCCGATGCTAACCAATTTTAAAATACCATTTATAGTAATTCAAAATATTAAAGACATTAGTAAAATACAAGACGGACAATTTATTCTTATGACTTTTAATATCTTAGCTAAGAATTGTGTATCAAACGAAAAAGGTACTAAGAATAAAATTGAAGTAAGATTCTCAAAATTTATCAAGAAGTTTATAACACAGCATGGCTTCAATAAATTTTGTCTTATCCTTGATGAAGCAGATCAAATTTCTAACATCAATTCAATTAGAAGTAAATGCGTTCTTAATACATTTAGAAAACTCAAATACAAACTATTAGCATCAGGCACAAATATTAGAAACAATTTAACAGAATTCAAAACATCATTAGACTTAATGTATAATAATTCTATTAATATGTTGAGCACCACTGAATTTATTTACAATACAGATATTAAAACTGGAGAAATGAAACAAGAACAAAATACATATTATAACAAGCCTATACCTGCATATCATAAAGGTTTTAAGCTCTATACATCTATGTTTAACCCTCACAAAACAACAATACTAGGTATAAGTCAATATAATCAAGATATCTATAACAAAGATGATTTGAAAACAATTATTGATAAAACTCTATTAATTAGAACACTTAAAGATATAACAGGCAAGCAACTATATAATATTAATCAAATACCTTGCAAATTTAATAACGAAGAAAAAGCTCTATATGATAAGATACTTGAAGAATTCAATACAATGATGGAATATCACATAAAAACTGGAAATTCCAGAAAAGATGCGATGTTTCGGATTCTGGCACAGCTCAACACATTATTAAAATGTTGCAGTATTCCTCAATCATTTAAAGAATACACAGGAGGAACACCTTCTAAGTTTAAATCTACTTTTAGACTCTTAGAGAAGTTTAAAAATGAGAGAGTGGCTATAGGATGCACGAGAATTAAAACAGTAAAGTTATATGAACAACAAATTAGAATGAGATATCCAGATAGACCATTGTTTATTGTCACAGGAGCAGAAACAACTTTTAAACAAAGAAGGAATATTGTAGAACAATTAAAATTACATGATAATGCTATCTTATTATCCACTCAGCAAGCTCTATCATGCTCTGTAAGCATTGGATTTATTGATAAGGTACTAATTGTTGAAAACCTTTGGAATGACTCATCTTGCCAACAATATAGGGCCAGATTCACACGATATAACAGTGATAATCCAACAGAAATTTATAACTTATTCTATGATAAATCAATTGAAGTTAATTTAATGAAATTGATCTTAGCAAAAGAAAAATTATGTCTGATTATGAAAAATGAAGATATGGAGAATGAAGAACTATTTGAAAAGTATGGGATTGATAGTTATATCTTTAATTGTCTAATGGAAAAGCAAGTTGATACAGATGGAAGAGTACAAATAGGATGGGGAGAACAGAAGATATTATAAGTCACCGAGGAACTAGAAATAGTTCCTTTCTCTATATTTACACCTACACAAACGACTCTTCCTACCATCAAACACTATAAACTAATACTAACTTATACATCAAAACCAAAACCCTCTACAAACGCTCTTTGTGTACCTCTCATTCAAATGAGCATAATTAATATTGAATTGTTTGTGAAAACTATGCAGAAAGATAGGACTATTTAATTACATATAAATAATAAATTACACTTGACATGTAAAATAATAAAGTATATTATAAGGAGTGTAAAGAGGAATTAAAGGAGTGAAAGCAATGACACATCACTGCATTTGTTGCAAACAACCTACAGAGGATCAATTCATATCAAAGTATGAAACTTTAAACCGTCAGGAGTACATAAGAATTTGCGAAAGCTGTTTTGATGAGCATTCAGAATTTGACACCGAGCTTAATCTTCCTTTCATCATGTTTGGAAATGACTTTTATCTATCAGAAAGCCTGTAAAGTCAGCAAATGTATAATTATGCATAATGGTGTTACTCTAAGGAATAATCATATAAATTGAAAGGGGTATTCAGATGGATAAAATTGAAATCATGAAAGAAGCGTTGGAGAAGATAGCATACGCAGAAGATGTTTTTGATATGAATGGGAAAAATGATTATGATTTATTTGAAAAGTGTATGTTTATTGCGCAAGAGGCACTAAGTAAAGTTATAGAAAATTATTGCTTAATGGATGACTGTGAGTATAATTTAAATAATCAATGCTCTATTGGCTTTGACGTTACCAGTATAATAAATTGTTCTTTTAAAAGTAAATAAGTTATCCTTAAATCAATGAAATTTATTAATCCAATAAAAGGGAAATTTCATGCTAGTTTGGTGCTAGGGAATTGGAGTAAATGGAAGCATGAGTGAGTATGAGAGATGTGCATATTTCTTGTTTTATTAAAATGTAATATAATATATTAATGGTTGACATATTTAACGGATTAGTATAATATATTATATAAGAGGTAAAACAAAAGGAGATGAAAACCATGAAAGCATTATTAACTAATTACATAAACTTCTTAAGTGGTAAGTACTCGAAGGACAGTATCAAAGTTGAAATACAAGATTTTAAAGCCAATGAAGGAAATCCTGAAGAGTTTGAAAAAATGATCATAACCGCTACCAAAGGTATTTATAAAAAAAGTGTAGCTATTGAGGATTTCAGAACCTATTACAATGATAACTACTCCAAACCCAAAGCAAAATCAGAAGGACATATGAAAGATTTTAGAAAACATTTTTAATAAATATCTAAGGAAAGAGGAGGATTTACATAATGGATAACCAAATAATTATTACTATGGATGAGTTTAATAATAATGTAATTAGTTCAACTTTCTCTGTTAGCCCAACTTTTTCACGCATAAAGAAAATTTACAGGAATAATATATTAATTGGAAAATTCTATTTGCCATATACTGATACCGGGTTAACAAGTGGAGAATCATATGATTATCGAGTTGAAAATGCGTATGATTGTAATCAATTCTAAGCCCTTTAAATGGTCATAACAGACTTACATAACACTCACCAATATTGAGGGCTTAAATAACACTGAGGAGGCCAGATCATGAAGATTAAACAGTCTATACCAAATGAATATAATCTTTGGAGAATTAAATATCTTCCTGAAGCATACAATAACTTAAAGGAGTTCATGAACTACATCATAACCCACTAAAGCCAGTGGAGGTGATGCAAAATGAAAAATCTGTATTACTCATTGCTTTTTAAATTCTTATGTGCCATTCGTGGTTGTACCTTTAAGATATAATATTAAAGGAGTGAATACATATGCTATCATACACAATTAACCTATCAGATCAAACTCTAGTAGTCTCTGACATGAGTAAAGTAATTTATCAAGAATTAGGATTCAATTCATTTAACGCTGAAATCTTACACGGAATTGTAGGGCAGCAGGAACAAGGATTTATGTTTCAAGATCATTTGGAAGTGTATATAATCAAACGTGAGGAATCGTTTGTATCTTAGGAATTTTATAACGAGAGGTATAGGAGGATTTTGAAGTGAGTCAATATACACGCAGGAGTATAACATTAAATATTTTTGTTTTAGCCGGGATTGCAGCGTTATTTTTAACTAATATTATTACTATCGTCAATAAATAATTTAATTATGAGGAGTGTTTAAAATGTGTTTAGCTAAAAATTATTCAGAGGATATCCTTACTCTATACCACAATATCAATGCAGACTTCAATAGACTATCACATGAATTATCCCAAGCAGACCTAATGGAACAGGATATTCTACACCTAATTGAAAAGGGTGGATTCAATGCCTGTGAAGGTTATAACTTATCTAAACAATTATTTGAGAATCGCAAGCAGCGCAGAAAAGTGAAAAACGAATGGACTCTGCTTAGAAAGCTGAAGCAAAGTTTTATTGACATGAACATGCAGGGATTGAAGGAAACACATGAAAGTATAGTTAGGAAAGATAAAATCCTAAAGAATCTCACAGAAAACAAAGTCTATAATCCGAGAGTATTACGTCCAAACACTAATGTTAAACCAGTACATAAAAAAGTTGTATAACTAGCAATCAAATAGGGCGAGTCTCTTATTTTAGAAATACTACTAATTTGCCCTATTTGAAGTGGTTGGTATGAGCAGGTTGTAGAGGTTGATAATAGTAGAATTGATTTTATGGCATAGAATGAGGGTTGTAAGACGCTTGAATTGGAAATAGGCAAGATTGTAGGGTTGAGATGATTATAACGGATTGTAGGCAAGGATAACGCATTAATCTATTACAGTAAATAATTTTATTTGACTTATTTTAAGTGTACTTGCATTATTCATAAAGTAGGAACATATAATATATAAGAAATGTAAACAGAGGAGGAAATAATGATGAATTTAAAATCATTCGCCACAAATGATGAAACGAGAATGGCACTAGAGAAACTTACAATCAAGGAGCTACGTGTTATCGCAGATCAAGAAATGTTAGTAGGGAGTAAAGGTTGGAGCAAAGAAAAGTTAATTCATAACATAGTGTGGTTTGGAAGGATTTTACCTAATACTTGGGAAAAGATTAGAAACACACCATTCAAATTATATACAGGAGTTACACTATAAGGGCTTAAAAAGTCCTTTTCCTTTTGTTTGAAATCCACTTAAAATGTTTGTTTGAATCTATGGAATTAATTTAATAAGTACTTGCATAACCCTCTGATGACTTTAATATAATATAGTATGTATTAAATAAATTGGAGGGTTTAAAGTATGGCAGAAACAAATGATAAAGGCTTGACTGGATTCTTTGCAAATTGCATCATAACAATTCTAGGGATCAGAAAGAGAGAAATAAATGAAGAAGAATTAATATCCTTTATCGCAAAGAAAACCAGATTGAGCAGAAAAGATATTGGTGACGTTTTGGACTATGAGCTTGAATTCCTAAAGATAAAAGGGATTGCAAAGGAGTGATAAATAATGTATAAGAAACTCATAATTGCCTTTCTAATAGTTTTATCTGTAGTGACATACATTAACTCTCATAACTCTAATTCGCAGTCATATAAAGGCACTCAGGGAGTAGTTATTAAGGTATAATGGTTTATGGCCTCAGTTTAATAGACTGAGGTTTTTCTAAAATAGTTGTTGTGTTTATATTATTTATGTGTTATACTAAGGTAACAAAATTAATTAAAGGAGTTGTTATATATGAAGGAGAAAGCACCAAAAGGCTTCTCAAAGCAATGCAAAGAATGTCAGACTTGGAATGTTAAAAATTCTATTGAATGCACTGAATGCGGAGCTGAATTAAAAACTTCAGATGGTATGCAGTTTGTTCAACCAATCAAAAACATGGTTAAAGTCGAAGAGATGAAAGTATATCTTAAATCTAAAAGTCTTAGGAATTGGGCGTTATTCACTTTAGGGATTAATAGTGCATTGAGAATATCTGATCTATTAGTACTCAAAGTTAGTGATGTAGTAGATGAAAAGGGTCATATCCGAGATAGAATAAAAGTTAAAGAAATCAAAACTAGTAAGACAAAAACATTCCCATTTTCAGCAAAGGTAACAGATGCACTTTCAATTTATATTGCTTCAGAGAACCCTACAGATGCATTGTTTCCATCAAGGCAAGGTAGTGAAGCAATAACCCGGATTCAATGTCACAGGCTCTTAAAGGGTGTAGCATTAGAAGTTGGTATTGAAGATAATATTTCGACCCATTCCATGAGAAAAACGTGGGCATACCAAGCTTACATGAAAGGAGTCCCATTAATTCAAATTATGGACGCTCTGAACCATTCAAGTGAAGATATGACAAAAAGATATCTAGGAATCACTCAGGCAGCACTGGATGAAGTTTATATGTCAATGGATTTGTAATACTTCGAAATAAAAGTTTCATCGTAGTGGGATAAAATGAAAAAGGAGCGTGTTAATTATGAAAGAATTTGCTTATCGTGTTATTACAGAGGACGAATTATTTGTTGCTGTGGGGTTAGATGAATTACTTTCTAAGTATAAACAAGTGGGAACTGGAATAGTAAAACAACTGAACGCTGAATTAATAGGTCAGCCAACATTAGAAGGTTTATTAGGGCCATTCTGCGATGGAATGGTAGGAGATTTACCAGTGATCAGATATGAAAGCCAAAAGGTTTATGATTACTTTATTTCTCAGTAAAATGATGTTGGGGAGAAATAATTATGGCGATTATAAAAATAAGACGTGGTAATGCATTATTAAATAGAGATGTATTTATTACTGACAAAGATTCATCTTACTTTAAACAATGGTTAACGATAAAAAGATTTGATGGGGAGTTTTATTTCACGGAAGAATTAGATGACCCTGAAATTACGCCGATGTTTGATTTAAGTCAGTTCACATGTCCTAGATATCAATTTAGATGGAGAAAGTAATTATGAAAAGGAAGGAGTATTATGATGGATAAGAAATATATTATAAAAGTTGATGCTATCAATGACGATATGATTCTAATGTTACTTGATTTTGGGACTGTAGACCATGTATCAGAGAACAATAATATTTGTAGAATTACTATGGACTCAAGAAATGTTAAGAAACTTAAACAATGTGATGGCGTATTATCTGTGAGAGAAAGTCAATTAGGTAAATGGTTAGGTTGATATGACGTAGATTAAAATGCTGATTTGATGCTATGATTATAGAGTATGAAGGAGGATGAATTAATAATGTTTACAATACCTAAACATGGGTGGACTAACTTGCAAATTGGTGATTTTACAGAGAGGGCAAGTTATTTAACAGATATTCCGAATGATTGTTTAGATGCTTTTACATATGCTCTAAAAAATAATAAACCTGTAGTAGTTTTCTTTGATGCTGAAGGTTGGGATTTTCATTTGATTGCATCATATTATCAAAGTTATATTATTATAGATAAAGATGATACGAAGGTGTATGTAATTGAAAAGAATATCAAAGAACTTGCTAAAGAACTTTATAATGACATCAATAATAATTTTGATGGTTGGTTAAATTGGGATTTCTATGATACTGTTGAAGAAAGAGAGGAAAATAAAATAAATATAATGACAAAATTATCTCAATTAAATATGGAATTAATTTAACATAAAAGGATTCTTTCGAAGGGAGAGGTGATAATATGATATTTGTTGATATAGATGAATGTCAAAAAGGGATTTGTGAATGCGGAACTTTTACATATAGAAGAGTTATTGTGGGAGAAAATTCATTTTACTTATGTAACAAATGCACAGAAACATTAATAACTACATTGAAATTAGAGGAGCAGATTTTCAACCTATAAATCAGTTCTTTCGAAGGTATTGAAGTAAAGGGAGGTAAGATAATTGGCTGTCATGACTAGCCGTGTTAAAGAATACTGGAGATTCTATATTGATTGCGCTTTAGGATTTTATAAAAGAGTTGGGTTTTCTTGTGATGGACAAAATTTATTCCAATATGCAAACAGTTGTGTTCGAAAAGATATTAGGTACAGAAAAAGAATTTAAAATAACAGATTCTAATTAATATATAATATATGAAAGGTAGGATTAAACATTTGATTATATTTGATGCAGATGATAAAATAGTGAAGTCAAAAGAAGGAGCAGTTATGGTAACTAGTATATTAAAACAAGATAAATTCCATAAAGAAGATTATACTGTCAAAGAATGTACATTAGAAGAAGCAAGAGATGTTTGCAAAAACAAGCATTATTTACATAGAGTGCCTAGTATTGTCGCACATTATGGATTATATAAAGAAGAATTATTGTTAGGAGTAATTACTTTTGGAGTTCCACCAAGTCCTTACTTAATGAAAATCTGTGGAGAAGAATATAAAGGTGCTGTGCTTGAGTTAAATAGACTATGGTGCTATGATATCTCACCTAGAAATTCAGAGAGCTTCTTGATATCACAAGGGATTAAACTACTTAAAAAAGATAAACCACATATTAAGATATTAGTTTCTTTTGCTGATTCAAGAGAAGATCATTTAGGATACATATATCAAGCGTCAAATTGGTTCTTTACTGGATGGTCAATACCCGGAGGTGGAAGTATTGTAATCAATGGCAAAGAATTTCATCCTAAGAATTTAAACAACAAATACAATACAAGTGACTTGAATAAGTTAAAAGTTATTTTAAAAACAGAAGATATTCATTATAGGCCACGAAGTAAAAAATTAAGGTATGTTTATTTTATAGGAAGTAAGAAAGAGAATAAAGAATTAAAGGTACTTTGTAAATATCCAATTCAAGATACATATCCAAAGGAATTACCAGCAGAGAAAGAATATAAGACGCAACAGCAAAAACGATTAGACAAAGAGGCTAATTAATATAGGGAGTTTACTCTCCCTTAGTTTGCTAATAAATATACTAATTATAAATAATCTATATTAAATTTAATTGAAGGAGTTAAACAATTTGAACATTAATATTAAATCCAAAGAGAGTCAATCAATATTTAGATGCTACAGAAAGATATTAGGTAAGACATATCAATGCAGTTTCTATTTGGATTATACCGAATACATGATGAAAATTAGGAGACTTGCGTTAGTAAAATCTGTGTCAGTTAATGTGGGAGATTACTGGTATAAGAATGAAGACAATAAATTTCCTATGGGGATTATAGTTAAAGGTATTGCTGTAAATAAAGGGGTGGTAAGGATCATTAGAGTATTTTGTTTTAGGTATTCTTTTGATATTGGATGGCTATTTAAGAAGTAGTAGGAACGATAAAAATCATATTTTATCCTAATTTGAGGAGGTGATGAAAAACGGTATGACATAAATAATACTACTTTTCAACAATAAGTTAATAATATTTGAGAGGAACGTGTTTAATGGAATTATATGAGTTAAGGCAAAAACAATCAATGCCACTAGAACAAAAAATAATTATGACACAACAAAGAATTAAAGAATGGCACGATCACTGGGATGGAGAAATATACATAAGCTTTTCTGGAGGAAAGGATAGTACTGTTTTATTACATATAGCAAGATTAATTTTTCCTGAAATTACTGCTGTCTTTGTAGATACTGGATTAGAGTATCCAGAAATAAGAAGATTTGTAAAAACTATAGAAAATGTGGTATGGATTAAACCAAAGATGAATTTTAAAGAAGTTTTAGATAAATATGGATATCCTATTATTAGTAAAGAACAATCTGGGTGGATACATGATAGTTGCACTGGGAAAACAGAAAAACAAAAGCTAAGAATATTAAAGGTTAGTAAGAAATGGCAGTATCTAAAAGACGCACCATTTAAGATTAGTGATAAATGTTGCCAGATCATAAAGAAAGATCCAATGAAAAAATATGAAAAAGAAACAGGACAAAAAGGAATTTTGGGAAATCTAGCAAGCGAAGGCATGGCAAGAGAAAGAAACTATCTTAAAACTGGTTGTAATGCTTTTGAGAGCAAGAGGCCATTATCTATGCCATTAGGGTTTTGGACGGATAATGATATTCTAGAATATTTAATTACATATAATATTCCGTATTCAAGTATATACGGAGAAATCGTAGTTAGTGAGGGACTATATCAAACTACAGGTGAAAAGAGAACTGGTTGCATATTCTGTATGTATGGGGTACATTTGGAGAAGGGAGAAAATAGATTCCAGAGATTAAAAAACTCTCATCCCAAATTGTACAACTACTGTATTGAAAACTTGGAATTAGGGAAGGTGCTTGATTATATCCATGTAAAATACGATTAAATATGTATCTAATATAACTAAGTTTAGGAAGATTTACGTCTCCTAAACTTAGTTATATTACTGTAAAATAATATTTGACAAATGTAAGTTATGTGGCTATAATAATAAGTAGATAAAACATTTTAAGGAGTGATCTCAGATGCAATCATTTAAAGCCTACTTGACCAAAAGCCTAAAAGAAATGAAAAGTCTTATAATTGATGATGACCTTGACTCAGACACATATGCTCACTACCATGTTATCTATAAAGATAAGACTGGAATTATGTTTAGTGACTCAGAAGGAATTGACCCAAAACTTATTAAACTTAGAAATATTGCATTTATCGAAATACATACTGGTGATGACTGGTCAGATAATGTAAATGAATATATTGATATTGAATATGCGGATATGACATCAGAAGAAATACACGAATTCGATAAAAATAGAGAAGCAAAAATTAATGAATATCTTAAAAATGAATATGGCTTCACAATGGAAAGAGTAGATTATTTAAACTAAGCAAAGTATATTAAATAAACTACCATGAAATTGCACTTTTATATGCCTCAGCAGATAGGGTAGTAAATGGGAGCAATCAAGAGCATAATGAAGCATTAGGGACGTAAAATACGCAAAATAACCCAAAGAGAAAATATCTCCTTGGGTTATAAACATATTAAATAATATTGCGTCCTTTTAGGTTAGTAATATTCTCATACTGAATGATCATATTTTCACCAACAAAGTTTTTATGATCCTTAATAATTTCCTCTATGCCTAAGTAATGTAAAAGGAAAGTATTATCAAATCCAGCATCATCACTTTGGGATCTTAATTTACCTACTATAATCACTGCTCTTTTCAGCGTTAAAAATCCTCTGCACTCAGGCCCAAAGGTATTATAAGAAATATAAGCATTTAACCCTCTGTCAATTTCCTTGATGCCACTAGCATAATGACCATTACCATCTAAAATAACCCACATGTTTCTTGACTCTTTTTTCTTATACATTTCTTTCTTCTCCTCTTTTACTCCTCAGAGAAGGAATGTTTGGAAGAATATGCATACATTCTCATCTTCTAATTTGAGATGATATAGTGTATACTACTATTGTAAGATAGGTTTCCAAACGCTTCCTTTTGAGGGAGCTTTCTTTTTGCCCTTAAATAAATTGTACGCCTCACAATCATGTCACTTAATTTTTTATTTACAAGCACACTTTCATTCTTGCTTATAAATTACAATTTTAAACATCTTTATTAAATTATTATTCACCTCCTATATGTAGTACAATACATATTTAACCACACTATATGTTGGGGGTCAAACCCCTTTGTTGTCTGTATTCTGAATTGTTTACCTCCCTAGTCCTATTCTTGCCAACTATCTCCCTCTTCCTTGTTTATAGAAATTATCTCTATTTCAATAGTAGGATGACTTCGTATATTTGTCAAACAAAAGGCATACCTTTACAAATTAATTACACATAAGTCCTAGTACCTTTCAAACAATTGAATAATAATAAATAATATTTAATTAACTATTGCATTTGGGATTAGGTTTTGATATAATATATTTAGCAGGAAATTGAAGGAGGAAAGATGAGAAGTATTGAATGGCAAAACACGAGAAATGCTAACTACATCTACATTCACCAAAGGATATCAAATGTTTCTCCCGGAATCGTAAGTAAATTATCCTACAATGAAAATTCAAGAGCACTTATAGGATTCTCTGAAGATCGAAGATATCTATACATCAAGAAATCAGATAATGGATTAAAATTGAGTATCGTCAACAAGAGAAGTTATGGTAGAACATTTTGCTCTATAACACTTGTGAAACGATTTGGTGAAGAGATTATGGGTACATATGAATTTGACAGCTTAGACGAGGGAACAGTAGTGTTAAAAAGAGTATAGGAGAGTGTTTAAATGTCAAAGGAACAACAAACTATTATTAAGGAACTGCTAAAAGTAATCAGTGATTCACAGTCTTGTGAGGGAATGCCATATTCAACGAGTAGAGAATTAACATCGCTTGTAAGACAACTAGAGGTGGCTTAGAATGAAGAGAATATACAAATATGAATTAACTCCATGTAATGATGGATATGTTGATAGCATATCCTTACCAATAAGTACAAAGGTATTATCTGTGATTGGACAAGAAAATTCAATCTACTTATATGCTTTGGTAGATACAGAAGATACTCTTGAAAAACAAGTTAACTATAAAATATATGCAACAGGGCAAGAAGTTGACGATTATGTGTTGGATGATTTTAATAGTTATGTATTTTTAGGAACTGTAACATTATATAATTCTAGGTTAGTATTCCATGTTTACCTTGATAATTATAATACCAAGATAAAAAATGCGATTTATGGGAATAGGTATTTTTATTGACTCTTTTGCATAGGATAAAGTATAAATAATATTTATTATGCTATTGCAATTCAATTAGATTAATGGTAAAATAAGTTAAGGAATTGAGGAGGCTTTGGATATGAAATTTCTTGACAGTATTGATATGGAAATAGAATACTCAAATGCAAAACCCTTCAGTGTTGATATGTGGTACAATAGATCAGTTAAATCATGGGTAGTTCAAATAAAAGACGAAGAGAATTGCCAAATTGGAGATTCAGTTTATGTTTACTCAAAACCAGAAGCGATACATCAGGTTGAATGGTGGACAGAAAAGTATAATATACCACTCATAAGGACATGAAAGAGGAAGGTGAAAAAATGAATTTAATTATTAAAAATGCTGACGATGTAATTATTCAAAAAAGCAATGGTATAAGTATTCCACAACAGATAGCATATACAAGTGTAGATGATTTGTTTATAGAGGGAGTGGAATATTGTATTTTTAGAAAAACATTTAATACACAAGATAATGAATTAGAAATTATTGTTGATAAAGCAGAATAAAACGTGAATTTGAATGGAGGAGGATGTATTTATAATGGCTAATTATTTTAAAGGTGCGGATAACTTGCTCCTACAAGAGTATTTTGAATTGAAGGTAAAACTTAGTGAATTGCAAGTAACGAGAGGATATTGTAGTAGGATCTTTCATAATACAGATGGTATAGATAAAGAAATTAGAGAAACGGAAATAAGTATAGTTGAGACAATAAGTATGTTTGATTTGTTCCAATTGACGCAAATTATCCATATGGGTTTAAATATTGACTATGATGGATTAGTAGAAGAAGGAGCTATACATTAAAAATGTGGTTTTAATGTGTAGAAAAGGAGAGATACATATGAATGTAGAATATGTTTTTAAACATAGAGTAGACAAGGATACCCAGTACAAGAGTTTTATAATGCAAGAAGTGGAGGATGGAGATGCTAAAAGTTATATTGCTAGTATGAACTTAGACGGCTATGATTTAATAGAAAGAAATTACTTTGAGAGGGCTTAAAATCAAGATTTGAACGGAGGTTAGAATTATGTTCAATGTAATGGAGAAAAAGAATCCTAGACCCACATTTCGTAGTGATATAGTAGTTAAAACCGTATATGCGGTATTAGAAGATAGTAGTGGGTTCCCAAAGTTTCTATTCTATGAAGACGGACAATGGATTTACCACTCTGCTAAACTCTATGAACCATACGGTATTTATGATTAACCAATCTTTACATTTAATCGTATTAATGCAATCTAATGTAAACAATAAATAATATAATTGGAGTGATCACATATGGCAAAAGCAACTGTTAGTATTGAAATATGTCCAAATTGTGGTAGTAAACATGTTAATAAATTAGACTGGAGTGGCTATTTTTGCATGGACTGTGATTGTGAAATAGACAAGAATGGTAAATTATTTAGTATTACATATGCAGGAGAATTGGTAGATTATGAAGTCAATGAATTTGCTAATATTAATTAGGAAGGAGGGAATAATATGAATATTTTATTGATGAATAAGAATGATGATGTTGTTGCAACGTATTTGCCTAATCATAGTGACTTTGAACAGGGTGACGTTGTTAGTATTTTTGGCAAGGATAGTGAGGTTTTAGAAATTGAAAAGTATACTAAATTAGGTGCTGGAGAGCATGTTACTTTAGTGTTGGTTAAATAGGAAGGAGATATAAAATACATATGTTTTTTATTACTGGAATTGAGAAATTAGATAAGGATTTTGGAATAGACGGATCAAGATGTTTTGGTTATAAGGAAACATTTAAGGAAGCAGATCAATCGGTAAGAGAAAATTGTTGTGATATTAATGAAACAATTTATGATTTTGTTGTGATTGAATTTATTGAATCTGGATTACACCAAACTTGTTTAGCAAAAAGATGGTTTTATATGTTTAATTATATTTTTGGGATTTATGAGCAGATTGAAGAGCCTGTAGAGGTTAAAGGATTTTGTAATTTCTCTATTGGATAAGCCCATTCAATCAAGTATTTCGAAGGATTAATTACAAATAAAAATAAAGGAGTTTTAACAAGTGAATACTTTAGAAATGGCAATTGAATTAAGGAAGAATCCAGAGTTAAAAGCAAACTGTGTTGTTGGCGATAAATTATGGAAAGTAAAATGCGTTAATGGTAGTATAATGTGGGATGATAATAGAGAATCAAAATTCCTTGATATGAGTGATTGTTTACTAAACCATAATAATTGGAACGTGTATAAAGAAGAAAAGAAAAAAGTAGATGTATTTCATCGGTTGAACATTTCACTTAAAAATGGTATTGGGGAATTACCTCATGATAAAAATATTATTGGTGATATTCACGTACTAACTTTAGATGGGAAATTACATACAATTAGACCAATTGGGAAAATATTCGCAGTTCCTACAGATGACGAGGAAGTTAATGTAATGTTTAAATATGAAGTTATGGGCTGTTGTTGTACTTTTTATGCTAATGATTTCTGTTGAAATAAATATTTTAACGGGTAGGAAAGGAGTTGTTACATGGGATCATTTTTCTTAATATTTGTTCTTCCACAACTTATAGCATGGTTATTAGCATGGAAACGTATTTTAAAACCAATAGCTATATTGACTTTCATTCTAGGAGTTGCGTTTTATAAATTAACTGGTGGATACATAGATGTATTAATCATAAGTATGGAGTTGGCATTTGTAGGATTGGGATATGAAATGATTAAATCGGCTTAAATGGATTATAAATAATCAAACCATATAAACTCCAAATTTGATGGGAATAGAAAAGGAAGTGAAACTAATGACATTTAATGAGGTATGGACAAAAGGTGAGGGTCTTTTTTCAAGTAAACCTATACTCAAAAGAGTAGCAAGGCAGAAATGGATTGATGAATTCAACATTAAATGGGTGCAGTTTAACAAAGGTATTATGGTTTATAAATGGAATGACGATAGCTTTGAAAAATATGACCATAGCGAAGACAAAGAAGATGATTGGGTAGAACTAACATGAATGAGCCGTTTTAACGTGAGAGGAGGTAAACCATGTTTGAGATTGAAAATGTCCATGAATGTAATCCTAGGAAAATAGGATACAATGATCCTCTAGTTGTTGTACAAAAAATTGATGGAGAATGGCAAATCTTATTGAAAGACGGGATTGGAATCAGTGCGCTAATTAGTTATTGTCCTTTTTGTGGATGTATCTTAGATTAAATGTATGATTTTAATCTAAGATTGTGTAATAAAAGGAGTAAAATAAGGACAAATAGTGCTTGAATTACAAAATAAAGTAGGCTATAATAACTAATAGATAATATTTTATGTATAAAGGACAAAATAACTGACATACTATATCACATAAGGAATAAACAGAAGGAGTGATAAGTATGCATCAGTTGAATCGAGGTGATATATGTTTAGTTAATCTACCTGATAGTGGAGGAACTTCATTGCAAAACGGTTTTCAGCGTCCTATGATAATTGCATCGAATAATAAGGCCAATCAATATTCGAGTGTGATCCACGCAATTCCTCTCACAACCAAGGCAAAACGTTGGATGCCAACTCATTGTATTATTCCAACATCGACAGGGTTAGCAAGGGAATCTACAGCTATGTGTGAGCAAATAATGTTATTACCTAAAAAATCATTTTCTCAAAAGATCGCATTCTGTGATGATTTTATTATGTCAAAGGTGGATGCAGGAATCATGGTGCAGTTTGGATTAATGGATAATAAATATAATAGTGCGTTGGCAAATTAAATATGAAAGAGAGGAGGTATGAATTGTTAATTAGTAAAACTTCAACAACAAAATGGAATCAAGCTACAAGAAAGTATTACGAGGGTAAAGGTTATGTATTTACAAAATATTATGAGGAATTTGAGGTTAAGATAAGTGATTTGTCTGATGGTTCTCAAGTTCCTGTTGAGGTTGAATGTGATAAATGCGATGAAATATATAGTGTAATATGGAAGAACTATAAATCACATGTTCACGAGGACGATAAATACTATTGTAAAAAATGTGCTACAGGATTGTTTGGTTCAGAAAGAACAAGAAAA